TGAACCGTACAAGGTCCGGGTGGACTATGGCAACGGTGCTAATGAGTGGTATATGGCAACAGAAGTGCGTAAATTGCTCCTTGAATGGTGATAATCTTCTGCTAAATACCCTATTAGAAGGGAGTCAGATATGTCACGGAAGAATGACAAGAATGGCTGGCAGGAACCTCCAGATAAGACGCAATGGCTTTTGGACTTGATTGATATGAGTGAAGCAGCGGTCAAGACATACGAGAAGTATCTTCTCGACGAAGTAGATCACGATAGGCTTTCCTTAGTGATGACCCGATTGCGTAAACTACTTCCGATGTCCATAGAAGGCAGGTACCGGGACGACTGATCACAATGAAAAAGAAGACTAACAAAAATCAAAAGTTCAGCCGCAAGTTGAACTCAGATGGATCCTATACCCGAGCAAGATCAAACACTTGGGGAGGGAAACCCACACCAAAGCAGGATCGCCTAAAGTCGCGGTTGACAAATGTGGATGACCGAGATAACTAGTAGGTAATCATCGTTACACACAAACATACACACAGAAGGAGAACAACGATGAGATTAGACACAAACCCCTACGAACTACGATTCAGCATTTGGCAAGAGGCTAAGCAAATCCTGCTGGATCGATTCTATAACGATTTTGAAGTTTGGAATAACTGGACGATGGACAACGAAAATTTGTTGGGCGATTGCCCAATCACAGATCGCCCAATTTGCCCATCAGCCGATGAAGTTCGGGTTGAGGCAGAAAAAATCTACGCCTTTGTGCAAACAAAGAGTTGACTCGGCAGAAATATCGGGTATACTACTCGTATGACAATTTGGGAACGGATGCGTGCGGCAGACATCCAATCCTTTTCATTAGTGAATGCCGCAATGAATGGAGAAGTACATAATGAGTACTCTTACAAAGAAGCAGCGTGTTATCAATCATCTCGCCAAGGGCAACCTCTTGACCTCGGGTCAAGCATCCAGCCGATTCGGTGTTGGCAACATGCGTGCAACGATCTCGTCCGTCAAGGAGCAGGTCGAGCGTTATGGTAACTGGAGCGTCACATCAAGCGAGACTCCCAGTGGTAAGACTTCCTATGGAATGGAATTCAATGGCTATACCGACAACCCGTTTGCCATCAAAGCAGGCATCTGCTGAGTACCGAATGGTAGCATAATAGAAATCCCCTGTGGGATTTCGTGGGGGAGGAGGACAAAATCCTCCTCCCCCATTTATATTAGAGATGTAAAGAAACAAAGCATAAATAGAGTATGGACATCAAAGTGACTCCTAAAAAACCAAGTTCTGCGACGAAAAAGACAACAGTCGCCAAAACCACCAATCCTAAGAACTATCCAATAGTAGAAGTATTGTGGACTGACGCTGAAGAAATTGGTGATGTGGGTTGGAATGATCTCAAGGAACAACTCAAATCAGCGAAGAAGCCTTGCCCAATAATGAAGTCGGTGGGATATGTCCTACATAGAGGGGATACACATATTTCCCTAGTAAGTACTGTAGGAGCGGATCTGTCCTCTACTCTAGAGAAGATTCCAACTGGATTTATCAAAGAAATTAGGGAGTTGACCTGATATGGCGATTTATGAATACGCATGTACCGAGTGTAAGGAAGTGTGGGAAGAAACCCGGTCGATGAAAGAGTGTCTGGTTCCAACCAACAAGAAGTGTCCTAAGTGTTCCGCCAAAAAGGGATCTGTTTATCGGCACTTCGGAATCGGAAACAGTATCGCCTGTGGGGTTGAATTTGCTCATCATGGTGTAGATAAAAATCACAAAAACGGTGGATTCCAAGACGTTATCCATAGAATGGTAAATTCCCCCGGAATCAAAGGTACAAAGGAAGCGAAAACCCTAACGGAGAAGCATCTTTCGTAAGTACCCAAGCGATATAAATACGATTGAAGAGCCATATCCATCATAGATGAACAAGGAACAGTCCCCAAATGACTACTACAACAGCAACATCAATCGAATATTACTGGAAGGGTGGAGATACCGCCGGGATTACTGCCGACTGGTATTACACCGTTGGTTCTACTGCTGGCTTGACTGCCGGCTCGACTGGTGGTATTCTTGCTGCCGCTGTTACTGCTGGATTTACACAACAACTCCCATCTTCATTCAGCCATGTATTCACAATGAATTCTGCTAGAGGTGGTGGTTCGGCTGGGAATGCGATTATTGAGGTCAGTACTATATCCGGCGCTGTCCAAACAACTGGTTATGTGACTGCCATCGTGGCTGGTGGTACGACAGGCGGCGCTGCTGGTAACACTTGGACCGTTGGCGCAACTGGTGTACTTGGTACGGGCTCCCTCCCATATCTTGGTGTAACTGCCGGGTGTTGGGATCACAAAGAAAATTGGTTGGTTGCTGTAGATGGCATAACCAATGGCGGTTGGACTGGCCACGGATATTACTTTGCGAAGGCTATACGATCCCCCCACGGTGGTGATAATGTTTGGTTTAGAAAAGAAAGTAAAGATGCTTCTATCGGACTTTACACCGCACTCCCATCCAGCAACCTAGTCTATGGTGGCTGGAATGGTGCAACTTGGACTGGTTCTACAGCAGGCGTCACCGCGGCCACCTACAGCGGTGCGGTCGTTATCAGAGACAACAGTTCGTATAACTTCCCGGTCGGGGTTACTAGTGGTGCTGGACTTGTAGTACACGCCGCAGAAGTTAGACTTCTCTCAGATTCCAACCACGAATATATATTTGGTGCTGGTTCTTCGTTGGGGTATGTCCTTAGTGAAGGAACGCACTCAATGCAGATTACGAGCAGTACCATCCAAGACTTGGAACTACGAAAATCTAGTTCTCTAAATGACACTGGTCAGTACGGAAACTTCAGTGGTCGAGGAAACACTTACAGCAGTTCAGTTTCTATCATGGGATATGCATCGGGTCGGTTTGTTTATGTGTCTGGATATGGTGGAGTTGCTGGATTCCTTCCAGCGTTCAACATCGCCCCATTGTATAGAGATCCTATCACAATTGATGTGGATATTGATAATTTGGTTGTTGCTCCTTCTGCAAAGGGTTCGGGTTCTACTCATCCATACAATACAGTCGAACCAGTCAACATCACTAGTAGTGCATCAGATAATCGAAGATACATCCAAGAACTCATTCAGACTCCAGAGAATAGTACTGCATATGGACAGATTGTTGGAACACAAAGCAACAACCCAGTGATGTTCAATTGCGGTGGCACCGTTGACAATCACACGTTTGGTGCTGGTTCTCTTGGTGTTGGTTCTAAAACCAAAGAAACAGATGTGATAACAATCATCGATGGATATATCGGTTCAGGTTGTCTTGTGGATACAATCCATCCCAACAACCCTCGGTGGGTAGGATTCATCATCGGTGCTGTTCACGGAAACACCCAAGAAGGTTACTTGGTTACAGACGAAACGGGTGATGCATCCTTCAAGTTCTCCCGTGGTCATTTCGTCAAGGCAAACTTCGGTAATGCCCGTGGTGCAGCAGATAGTAGCATCGTGAGCCAATCTGGTGGTAAGGAATAATAAATAGGAATGATGTTTTGTTATGATGAGTGATGAAGAGAAAAAAGTTCTTCGTGATGAGATGGTTGAGAAAGGTGCGGAAGTTTCCCGCAGACTCAAAGACGGTGAGATCTCATTAGAGGATGCAAAGAAACTTGGATCGGAACTCCGCAAGGAGTATCATGCAAAGGTTGTCACAACTCAACAACCACCGAACAAGAAGAAGCCTTGTGGTTGTGGAAAAAATAATAAGACCAAAAAGCCCACATTGTGGAGTAGGTTCAAATTTTTCGTTCGTGGAATGATCGGTATGTTCGGATATGCGACGAGGATATCCAAGAGAACGAGTGAGGATCATGTGAAGGCAAGACAACGAATATGTGAGTCTTGTCCGATTTATGACTTTGGGATTTGTAACAAGGATAAGGGAGGATGCGGATGTGTCCTCTACGCCAAGATCCGAGTAGAGAAAGAGAAGTGTCCCAAGGGTAAATGGGGACCAGTAGAAGCAAAGGCAAAGTAATGGGTTCATTCAATTACGACATCCCACAAGAATACCTCGACAGCGACTTTGGCTTTACCACAGTTGACGCAGACGAATTCAACAGACAACACCAAGTAGAAGGCGACATCTCCCGCGAAGTAGCAGGTGAGGTATCTGACTCCTTGGTTGCTAAAATTTTGCAGGTCGAATCTAAGATCGATGCAGTCATTACCAAACTGAACAATCAACAAGTTTCGGATGGGGAAGACTCAAATGTAGATCTTAGACTTGACTTGCAACGAATCGAGGAGAAGGTAGACAATATTGTCTCAATGGAAACCAACGAACTGTCTAGAGCCATTCAGGACCAAGGCGAGGGTATCCGAGCGATTATTGATGAAGTCGAGGAACGTAAGAGCGGACTCGAAAGCCAATACAAAACTAAGTTGGAAGAGGTCGAGAAGTTGGTTCTCCCTCTGATGATCAATCTAACTAAAAACGCTGATCAGGAATACCTGTACTGGCCTGATAGAGCCGAGAAGGTTCGTGACCAGATCAATCGTGTACTGACCCTTACCCGTGGCGGGTAATATTTGACAATATGAAGAAGTGAGACTAGATATATTATGCCTATACTTGATGATGCAATCCAACTAACAGAACTCGAATGTGTGACCGGGGACGGAGGACGATATTACGTCACCCCAGAAGGTTACCAATATCCTAGCACTACTACTGTAGTGAACTGGGACAAGCGGGAGTTCTTTGCCGAGTGGCGAAAGAACAACCCACAGAAGTCCAAGAAAATCCTGAACCGGGGTACTCTCGTACACCAGATGGTCGAGGATTATATTATGACTGGACTTACACAGACCAGCGAGGACGAGACAACGAACAAGATGTTCGGCAACTTGGCTTCTATGGTTGATACCCTTGACGAAATCAAAGCAGTCGAAGCACCACTCTACAGTGACTTACTGAAGATGGCTGGTCGTGTTGACTGTGTTGGTATTTTGGATGGGGAGTACTGCATCATCGACTTCAAGACTTCACAGAAGATGAAGCGAGAAGAATGGTTGACCGAGTACTGGTGTCAGGCAACTGCCTATGCTATTATGTGGCAGGAGCGTACAGGGATTGTTATCCCACGGATTGCGATTATGATGGCATCAGAGGATGGGAAGAAGAAGATCTTCACCAAGGACAGTATGGATATGGTTCCTCTTCTGAAAGAGAAGATTGATCGGTTCGTTGGTAGTAAATAGAACTGTTACACTTCTATACAATTCCCCGGCGGCGGACATTCACAATTACAAGAGTCGAAGTCCTCACATCCAGCACAATCGGTCGTGGCTAAGCAGTCATCGCAACTCAGTCCATTGCAATTGCATTCACAATCGACAACATCGTCACCCGCGCAGTAGTAATCCCCAGAAGTGGTGTCGCACAGCCACTCAGTGCCTTCGGCGCAACATTGGATAGTAACACTTTCGCATGGGTCACCCCAACAATCCACTTCGGCGCACAGTTCGTTTTCGTGCCATGTGCCGCTGCATTCGGCCTCAGTCTCGGTGGTGCATGAACCATTGTAGCAGCAGGCCCATGCAGGTGGATCACATATGCCTAACTGCCCGCAGTTAGTTCCGTCACCCTTATATTCATGAAGGCCTTCAAGTTGGGCGCATTCATATTCATGCAAATTATTACACGAATGTGGAAAGTCCAGTTTACAACACGCTCCTGTATCAGAACAATCGTCGTCTGGGCATGTTCCATTCAAAGTCCATGTACCGTTTGCTACATCGCAGGCCGACTCAGTGACAGATACATTTCCAATCCCACCAACACCCCAACAAATGAAAGTTCCGGGAGGATATTCGACACAACAAGATCCTACTGGGTCACAATCGGGAATGATTTCGGAGCAAGTTTTTCCTTCATACCATGTTCCTGATAAGGTGTCACACTCGCTCAAGAGTTTCTGCTCTCGGCAATCACCCGGTTCAACACAGCAAGCCCCGTGAGGTGCGACACCGCCACTCTGACGGAGAATCCATCGAGTAAATCTGGGTTTTAGACTCACGTTGCGATCCAGCAGACAGCAGCATCTTGTGAAAGGACTGCCGGAACATTTGCAAGGCTGCTTATTTCAATGAAGATGTTTTCTCCGGGATCTAATACATACGATCCGATAGTCACCTGTCCCTCTGGACCAAGGTTTTTGATACGAACTCCTGTTTTGAGTTCATGGTCCCCCAGCACGATCTCAGAGTCGCTTCCAGGCGCGTGTCCTGTAAAAGTCGTGGTTGGAAGGTCTACATTAGCAATATTCACATCTACCTGATTGTCAACATCTACGTTGCCTGTCACAGCGACTGTATCACCAGTAATAGTATGAACCCCGATCTTCGCATCACTAGCAACAGATCGGATGTCTGCACTAACTCCATCAATGATAGCATTGAGTGTACCACCACTGACCCCAACAGTCCCGACACTTACCGAGACATCACCCGTAATAGAAACAGGAGTGGTTCCGTCTGTGCTTCCGGCGACCGCAACATATTTGTTTGAATATACGTTGTTTAGTTGTTCTATTGTGACTGGAAGGGGTCGACTTTTCGTTACGTCAGAAGATGTTCCATCTGGTCCGTGTGCAATCTTGATGATTTGATAATGGGCGCCATCGACGATATCTGTGGCGATTGTCGCACCACCGACACCGGGGTTTAGTTGAACATGATCATTGGTATCAGACATAGTGTGGCGTCTCCAAAATAGAGGTGTTGACAGGGTTTCTTCTACTGTATATATATTCGTATGGAAGCAAGTGAGTTTTGTAAGAAGGTTGAAGATTTGGCTGCATCAGGATCTACCGATGGATACATCGATGCTGTCTTATGTGTCTGCGAAGAGAACAGAATGGAGCCATTTGTAGGCGCCAAGTTGCTCTCTAAGCCTATCATCGAGAAAATAAAGAAGGAGGGAAAGGACATAAATCTTCTCCCAACTTCGGCTAAACTACCATTTGGGTAGTTGACACCACCAAAAATACATGGTATACTTACCGTACACATCGCACATACGATACAAGGAGATAGCGATATGAGTTTCAATGACATGCAAAAAAACACAGGAATGAACGAGGGTCTGCTGACCGAACTGAACAAGATCAGCAGTGCCTCTACAAAGAAGAGTTATCAGGATGATCGATTCTGGAAGCCTGAGCGGGACAAGTCCGGCAATGGTTTTGCCGTGATTCGATTCCTTCCAAGTCCAGAGAACGAGGACACCCCATTCGTTCGTCTGTTCAGCCACGGATTCAAAGGTCGTGGTGGATGGTTGATCGACAATTGCCCAACCACGATTGGACTCAAGTGTCCTATCTGTGAGGCAAACAACGAACTCTGGAACAGTGGAGTGGAGTCCGACAAGGACATCGCTCGCAATCACAAACGGAAGTTGTCGTACATCACGAACATTCTTGTCGTGAGTGATCCCAAGAACCCCGAGAATGAGGGGAAGGTTTTCCTCTATAAGTTCGGCAAGCGGATCTTCGATAAGATTCAAGAGAAGATGCAACCTGAGTTTGATGACGAGGATGCTCTCAACCCATTCTGCATGTGGACCGGAGCAAACTTCAAGGTCAAGATCCGAGAGGTTGCTGGATTCGTGAACTACGACAAGAGCGAGTTTGCGACTGCTGAACCTCTGCTCGAAGGAGACAACGGTAAGTTGGAGGAACTCTGGAAGACCCAGTACTCCCTCCAAGAATTCGTTGCTCCTGACCAGTTCAAGTCCTACGACGATCTCAAGAGTCGTTTGGACAAGGTGACTGGTGGTGGAGGTGTCTCTGCCGCAAGAGCGTCCGCTGCTGCAACTGCGGAAGACACGGATCTTCCTGCGACTACAACAACATCAGATACTTCGAAAAGCACAGGTGCCGAGGGAAGCGATGACGCTCTCTCCTACTTTGAGAAACTTGCTTCCGAGGACTGATTCTCTTCGGGGTTTCATCCCCCGTCAAATCCCGAAGGAACGATTGGAGGATGCTCGCAAGAGTGTCCTCCTTTCGCATTTTTAGATTGCGTCGTCATCGCCTGCTGAAGAAGAACGAACAGATCCCATACCACCAACAAACTGAGTGTTATTCATAACACTGACATTAGCAGTGGAGTTTGTTGATGGTGGGGTGAATGCTGCATGTCTCTTTTCTTTAGCGTCTTCTAGTCTTCTTTGACTAGAATCCATAGCAGCACCGGGAGCATATCCACCTGAACTTGGAGATTGACTTTCCATTTTGCTAATTCTAGCATTCAGTTCCCGTAGTCTCGCTCGATCTTCGGTGCGGCCCGCATAGTCCATACTTCCGAAGAACTCCTCATCGTCCTTCATATCACTTACCAATTCACTTCGTTCCTGTTTGAACTTTCCGAGCATCTTATCTCTTTTAGAAACACCAGATGTTGAAGATGCTACCTTTCCCATAGAATCTGCGGTTGGGAGAGAAGATGCAATCGCACTACCATCGATTCCGGCTAGAACTTCCATTCCCTGCGAAAGATTATGAATTCCATCTCCCAACTTCTTTACATCAGGAGCCAACTTGACGAGTTCTTTGAGAATGTCGAGTGGCGACTTCGCTTTGATCAAACCAAACGACAAGAATCCAACTGCTGCACCTGCTGCACCACCCAGTCCTAAACTAACTGCATCGAATGATAGAAGGATCATAGCCAATTGACCAAGTTCCGCTCCAACAGCAGCAAAGTTCATCGTTAGGAATGTACTCAAAGCCGACCCAATTACTCCAATTGCATCTGCACCTTTCTGTAGGAAGGGTGCTGCTTCCGCGAATCCAATGAACTTATCCAACATCTCGAATGGTCCGGGTGGAGGACCGGGACCACCAAAGAAGGAAGAAACGCTTCCCAGAACACCAGAGACGATACCTCCTGCTGCTCCTGCTGCTCCTGCTAAGGTTAGTACTGCCATGAATCCTACTATGGCTGCTGTCAGAACAACAATTCCTGCTGCTGCAAGAACCAATCCCGCACCAACTCCCGGATTTGCCATCCGAAGAAATCCGGGCAAAACATCATTGAGGAATGATCCAAGAGAACTCATAATGAGGGTGAGTCCTTCACCGAGGGTTTGGAATGCAATTCCAAGAACCAGTGCTGCTCCTGCTATAACCAGCATCGCTGCTGCACCCAGTAGGAGTGCAACTGCACCAACACCGGATGCCATCAGCATTCCAAGACCCATCATCACAGCCGTCAAGGCTACGATGGCGATAATTCCTATCGCTAGAGTCTTGAAGTTTACTTTAGTGAATTCAACGAATGCTTTTGATAAAACGAATATCCCTGCCGCTACAACCAATAGAGCCAATGCACCTAACAGGGCAGGACCACTTCCCATTGCTGCAAGACCTCTACCGAGAGCAGTAAGAGTCTTCTCAATAACCGTAGCGATTGCCGAACCGATTTTGGTGATGACATCCGCAATTGCAGTAGCAATTTTTTGAACTATGTCGATGATGGTTGATATAACAGTTCGTATTAGATGAACGAACTTCTCGACGATTTCTGTAATGGTATTTACCACGGCTCCGAAAGCCTTGACAACACCCGATGCCATCTTGGCAATCCCACCACCGGCTCCACCAAGAAGACCGGAAATCAGTCCAAATATGCCACCCTTCTTTTTGTCTCCACCCTTACCACCACTCATCATTCCCTGAAGAGTACTGATCAATTCGGCGTGTCGTTCATTCTCTATTCGTTCTTTTTCACGCTCTACTTCTTCAACACTACCTTTACCACCAGCGGCTTTCCCCGCCTTGATCTTCATGCCCATCACAGTTGACATTGCTTTTGCTAGTGACTTGACTGCCTTCTTTGCTTTGTTTCCCTTGTCTGCGAACTCAGAGAACCCATCAATCATCTTGAAGATTGGTTCAAGTGCAGGTCCGGTGTCTAACTTACTGATGTCCTTCATAAAAGGAGTCAGTTGACTGATGAACATCGAGAGGAATTTCTTCACTCGTCTTCCCGCGAAGAATCCCATACCCCCCATTGTCTCCATCATTTTTGACATATCACCAAGACCGGTAGTCACCATTGTAAGAGGTCCACCAGCCATCTTCTGCATATCAACAAGCGCACCCCCGAGGATTTTCATCCCCTTCTTTGCTCGTCTTGCTCCAAGGAACCCAACCGTACTCAACTTCTGGAATGCATCCGCAAGATCAGAAAGTCCTTCAATCTTTGCCGAAGCGTTGATCTCTTTGCCGTCCAGAGAACCAAGAGACTTCATAAACCCCTTCATTGCCATTCTTGCTTTGAAGATACCACCAAAACTGATCTTCTCAAACTGTTCCGCCATTTTTGCTTGGGTCTTTGCGTCATCAATTTGGTCTTTGCGTGCAGAAGCAGCCTTCTTAGAAGCATCATCCAATTTCGATGTAGCATCAGCAGCAGCCTCGGTTGACTTTGCAAGGTCGTCCGTGGCTTTTGCCTGATTCTTTAGTTCCTCAGTTGTTTTCTTGAGGTCTTCAGGTTTTGGTATTCCAGAGTCTTCTGGCATTTTTGGGGTTTACCTACTTCGTGATCTCATACTCTGCATTTCACTGTTCTCTTTGGAAATTCGTTGGTTCTCTTCTTCTATATATTGATTGAGCAAAATGACGTATATGTCCCTCTCCCACGGTATCATCGATTCGATACTATCAAGACTCCAGTTGTGATGTGTAATCATATTGAAGTTGGTCTTGAAGTATCCAATCATACTCATGTGGCAGAGGCATAACTGAAAAAATCCTGAATACCCTCCAATGTTCTCTTGTTCTGCTTCGAGCATTTGGGGCATTTATATTTGAGGTCGTATGTCATTGTCGGAATGGACTCAAAGAACGTGGTGATCTTTGCAAATTGTTGCTGCGAAAGACTATCAAGGAATTCTAAAACTTCTGTTCTGTCGTGATCGGTCGAATCATAGGTCTTGTCCTTATCGAAGATGAATTCGATACAATCAGCCACAACATCAAAACTCTGTGCAGGATCGATTTCCCCATCCTCGGATGCGTTTTCATAAACGATCTTCATATCAGGATACTTGAGTTGTACACCAATGTCATCGGTCAACATCACCTTTGGGTTGTTGTTGTCTTTGACGTTGACCTTGACTTTCGTTAGGTCCATCTTGATCTGTGTTGGTTCTTCGCAGTGTTGGCAGGGTATGTTGGCTTCAATAATTTCCCCAACTGCCTTGATCCGAATCTGTAGGAACAGATATTCGAGATCTGATACAGGAAGGGTTGAAGAGTCCAAGTCCTTCACACAGGAATTGACCACCTCAACCAAAGCCTTCGATACGGTTGAGTTCTTTCCGTCTTCTGCTGCGACTAAAAGAATCTTTTCTTCTTTTACCAAGAAGGGTCGGTAGTTTACTGTCTTCCCAGTGCAGGGAAGGGTTGTTTCATAATACGGTACATTCAGTGTTGGTAGTGCCATTATCTATCTCCATGTAGTAGAACACTTGTAGGGGTCATTGTATTATCCAAGAATTGGTGTTAGTCATCACCGAAGCCTGAAAATCTATTATTCATAAAGTCTGCTTCGTCGGATACCTCAAAGATGTCTTGAACCCCGCCATCGTTCGCATATTTCGCTGGGGTTCCTCTCATCGGAGTGAACTCCGAAGAATTTCGTGATGTTGAGGTGTCGTGCTTGCCCTGCGGTGTAGTTGAAGACTCTCCGGCAGAAATATCGATTGGGTAATAGTGTCTGAATGCTAGAGTGATGTTCTGCTCTAGCAACGCTTCTCCTGCTTCGGTAGACAACTCCAAAGCCTCTACATTAGTAGGATAGACTTCGGTTAGTCCAACCTTGTAGACAGGAACATCTTTCTCCGAATATAGAGTCACATATGCATCGGACACATATGAGTCATAGAACTTGAATCGTCCAGTAAGAGGATCAACGATATTGTCCATCCATCTCTCAAACACCTTTCTTTCGAACATCTCTGCGCCCAGCAATAGAGTGCAAGATACCTCGTTGGTGTATAGTCTTCCGTAGGGCATCTTCCTTTGGAGTCCTCTAGTCTTGAAGTCTTGGGTGGTGATTGTCCTTCCCGGCATTGAGAACGACTTACAACTCAACGATATTCTGTTGGTGTATCCTTCGGATCCATCTGGTTTGGTATGAGTAGAGTACATCTGCTTGGATGCTTCTTCAATAGCAATACCAGCAAACTCGATTTTATACTTGTTAGGCCTAACCGTTCCGTGTCGGTTTACTCGATTGACCATATCTACAATTCGTGACATCAAGATCTCCTTGCTTTATTTATGCTCTCTTTCCACACAGTTTGCTTCGATTCCTTCTTGAATTTTTCGATAGGCAAAATTGATGCAAGGGACCACTCTTCATGTGGAATCCGACGAACCATTGATTTGAGTTGCTTGTATTTATAGTGCTTCAAGCAAGGCATCGCGTATGCGTACTTCTTGGATGCTGCGATGATGGGATACTTGATCTTGAAAATGTCTCTACCCGCGACAGTTTTTATTGTGTTCTGAAGATTGTTCAATAGAATGACTCGATACTTTGGCGGAATATAATGGAGGTTGACTCCGAGGAAACCATCCTTTTTGTAATCTAGAGCAATAATCATAGGGTATATATCGTAATACGGTAACGTCTTCCGATGTTCTGGGAGATACTTGTAGAGGTACATATCACCCAACTTGATCTTGGTAACGACCTCATCCCGATACGAACGGAGAACCTTCGACCCGTCCTTCTCCATACCACTGACTTTGGTTAAAAACCAATCAAGAGAAGACTTGATATCGGATGGTATTCCTGCTCTACTTCTTAGTAGTCTTAGATCGTTTACGCTTAGTGGCATTCTTTTTGAAAATGTCCTTCTCTGTCAGTACTCTGAATGTCCAGCCCCGATTCTCTGCGAATTCGGTTGCAGCCTTCCACTTTGCCTCATTGATTCCCCATCGCTTTACTTCATTTAGATACCGTTTAGTCACCCTGCTCTTCTTCTCTGGAGGACTGCACTGTTTGTGTGGTTTGACCTCTACGAGAGTCACTTTCTGGTTTCCGTTTCTGTCTTTGGTGATTGTGATGAAGTCAACAAAGTAACGATGTGGCTTCTTGTCTATAGGGGATATATACGGTACCACGATCTCTTCCGAACCCCACCCAACAACACCCGGATGTGCATCACACCACTTCATAAACCGACGCTCCCAGAGAGATCGATAAGTGATCTTGGTTGGATCTCCAACATATTTATCTGGATTGTCGGGAGTGTATTTACCCTTGTATGCCATCGAGATTCGGCTCCCTCTTATATATACATGGAGGAAGAAGGAGATCCGCACAGATGGCTGGACCCATTGAACAATTTCAACGAGATGAGAATTTCCGTAGGATGGATGGTGACCTGTCTAACAAGACTACGGTGTATTACTATCCGTCTGATCTTGAAATGGCTTATGATTCGGGACATATTATTGAATTCACCGTATTTCATAAGGCATCCACAGGCATCAAAGAAAAACTCGATGATCTCAAGACGACAAGTTCTGATATGGGAAGAGGAAAGAATCTCAATGAGTTGAAAACAGCGGCTCTCAAAGAAATCGAAGCAGACACGAAGGATGGACAAGGACTCAATAGTAATGATACTACTATCGGTGGCGCGGAAGCGGATCACAGACGACGATTAGTAGAAGAGATATTTGGAACCATACAAACTGATCCAAATGCATATGATGAAAACGGAAAATTGGTACCACAGTACGCATCAATAGTCGCCAAAGCAACCTCTAGCATTGACTATTTTACCCGAAGACAAAACATACGAAATTATGCCACTCAGGTAAAAAATATCGCAGCGAATAACATGAAGCAAAACCAACCCAAAAAAGAGAAAACCTCTAGGTTAGCGGCGGGTGGTCTTGAGACGACCGGAGAAAGTGTTCGTCTATACCTTCCGGGCGGACTCAACTTTTCAGACAACGTGTCCTACAAAGGTACCAACTTTGGTCTGATCAAGGGTCTTCTGGAAATGAATGTCGGTCTTATGGCATCAAAGGCTTTGTCTGCTGCCGCTGGTGCTGTAGATCAGGGTCTGAGTCTCACGGGAATGGAAGTTAATTCCGCAGAGGCAATTGAGGCTGTCACGGGAGCCGTCCAGAACAACAGAAGTGAGCAACTCTTCGAAGGTCAGTCAATAAGGACATTTGATTTTTCGTTCCTTTTTCGTCCAAGAAATAAGAACGAAGCCCAGATGATGCGAGATATTGTGAAGTTGTTTAGATTTCACATGCGACCAGAACTTGGTCCCGGTGCTGGTTATCTTCTAACACCCTCAGAATTCAAAATTGATTTCTATAGTCTAAGTATGTCTCCGGGAGCAGTAGACAATGCGAGTAATGTAATTGCTGCTGGAAAAATTCGTCCTGATGGAAAACAGTCGTTGGTCGTTCCGAACACATTCCTCCCGAAGATCAAGCAATGCTCCTGTACTTCGGTCACAATGAATGTAAATCCAGACGAGATTATGGAGACATTCGATGATCCAAATCATGTTGATACACCAATATCTCTTCAGTTGGATCTCTCGTTTGCAGAGAAGGAAGATATTGTGAGACAGGACATCAGAGAGGGTTATTGATAGATGCATTACTTCGAGAAATTTCCGGGAAGAGAATATCCACTGAACGACAAGAGACTCGTTCGAGTCACGGACATCATTTCAAGAGTGGTGTTTGGTTCTGGTGCTTCTGAAAATCTTGATATGATTGATGAGTATGTACTCCGGGATGGAGATACACCCGATACTCTAGCGGACGATCTATATGAAGATGATACATTGTGGTGGATTATTCTATTGTTCAACGAAATCCAAAACCCATATTTCGATTGGTCCCTTTCATTACACTGCACAGAACGAAACATCAAGAAGAATTATCCCGGAAGCGCATTCTTCATTCACGAAAGCGGCTCTACGCAGGCACTGGAAACACTAGAAGCAAGGGGAGTCAAAGTAAATGATACCATTGCTTCATATAACGATTCTGCTGGAACTTCGTTTGGTGGGGTTCGTGGATTAGTATATGATTACGACATGAACCTTCAAAGAATTTTGGTTCATTCAATTACAGGAGGAAATTTCGCAGAAGGAAATTACGCTAAGGTAGTTGGATCTACTAGCGGAACATTCACCATCGGAAAAATCGTAGACTACGCCTATTATGGACTGGACCATTTTGAGGGTCCGAGCGGAGATCTCCTCAACCCACTTTCACAATACATTCCCGGCACAACTATATCACATCCAATCATCGGGGCAGTTGGACAAACGCATGACGGAACCGTGGGTGTTTCCTACGACAATTGCCTTCTACAGAACTACATTTCGGGTGATGATGCCACCTATGCAGTTACGATATGGGAAAGCAAGATGATGAATTATGATAATAAGAGGACGATCAAGATCCTTAGACCAGACTACGTTCCAGTTGTTATAGAGGCAGTGGAGAAACTACTGAATGAGTAAGGACAATCAATACAGAAGACAAGATGATGTACAGATATCCTCCATCAAAATTTACTCTGATGCTGGTGGTGTTCAAGAGATCAAAAAGATGGTCCTTGGGTTCAGCATCTACGAAAGTCTTGACGGTTCCTTTATGACAGCAACCATTGATGTGGTGGATAACATCGGACTTGCGACCAAACTTCCCATCATAGGACAAGAGAGTGTAGAGATCATCTACCGAACACCTGGCTTTGGCTATAGATATACGACCGTGAAATTTGATGTTATGAAGGTTGGAAAACGAACCAAATCAAAACAAGGATCCTCCGAATATTACCAACTGTCTTGCATCTCCCCCAACTACATTGACTTCACTACATCTAGAATAGACAGATCCTTTAGGGGAACTGCTAGTAGTAGTATCAAAAATCTCCTTCTGGAGAATGGAAGTAAATTGGGTAATATAGACGGAAGTAAATACCGAAGTGTGTGGGTGATTCCTTCTTTCACATTACACGAATCCCTGAAATACTTCACTTCAAGATGTCGCGGTTACTTGTCCAACATGAGCGACTTCATTTTGTTCGAGTCTTCTTATGGTTGGAATTGCCGAAGCGTGACTGGTTTATTTGCAGGAAGATCCAAGATCACCTACAGACTAGAACCACCAGAATTACCTTTCCGTTCTATTGAAGAGTTCCCTATCATCAAGGAATTTCAAGTCCGGTCGTACTACAATAGGTACACCGAAATGGAGAAAGGAAACCACGCTTGTCGAATAGTGACATTTGATTGGACCAAGAAAACAGAAAATCATTCTATGCTAGGTTCAGATGACATCTATCTAGAACGAAGAAAAACATCATCCAATCTTGAAGAGTATAGAAACCTCCCCGCAAACAATCGGTATGACCAGAAATTTGATGCACGACTATTTGTCCGTCACCAGTCTAGTGGATTACACGAAATCAACGAAACTGCTCTTGAGGGGAACATATCAACTAACGAAGATGATCCATTGGAATCCATCTATACAACACGAACGGTATTGGACAAGTATAATCATCCAAACGATTTCAAAACCCACCTTCTCAGTAGACAACTCTCTTCTAAGGGATTCAATCCTATTCGGGTTTGGATATCTGTTTCTGGCAACTCGGGACTGAATGTGGGTGATGTTGTGACTTTGCAGATCCCCTCACCCGAAATACCTTCTAAAAAGAAACAGGACAACACAGACAAATCGATATCTGGTAGGTATGTCATAACCAATCTTCGGCAAGAAGTAAAGATGATGTCAAATCACCAATTCACCAGTTTCATTGAGTTGGGAAGAGACACTTCTCCTATGGCAGTCCCAGACGAAAATACCTTCTTGGGAACAGACAAACATACAGTAGAGAATATGTTCGGTGGTGGTGGTGGTGCAAACAGTCCTACACCACTAGATCTTAGTATTGGAGCATGGTAGAAAATGAACGAAGGTTTTGTGAACTCCATAAGAACCTTTGATTGGTTCGTTGGGACGGTAGAGGACATAATGGACCCCCTCAAGTTGGGACGGGTCCGTGTTCGTTGTGTTGGAATTCATAACAAGAACGAGCGTCTTCTCCCAACAACCGATCTTCCGTGGGCGCACTTGATTATGCCTGTGAACTCCACGACCCTAGAGGGAGTTGGGTCTAGTCCCACGGGAATGACCGAGGGGACTATGGTTGTAGGCTTCTTCAAAGACGGAAAGGCATCTCAAGAGCCTGTGATCATGGGGACTATTGGTGGAATCAAACCCAGTAACATCTATGGTTCTAAGGAAGTCCACGATACAAACCGGCTCGCTCGAAACGAAGAGATTGACGAAACTATTGTCAAGACCAAACGAGAGAGACAGTCTTCTGAGTCAATGATTCTTCCTCTGGTATCTGGGTCGGATAGAATATATCGACACGAACCAGAAGTACCCTATAAGGCGGCATATCCATTCAATAATGTCATCGAGTACAAGTCGGGTCACGTTATCGAGATCGACGACACAGAGGACGCAGAACGTCTTCATATCTACCATAAATCAGGAACAATGCACGAAGTCCACCCAGACGGAAAACAGGTGTCTCGGATCGAAGGGGAGCGGTATACGGTCGTTGCAGGGGAAGATAACCTGCATGTCAAAGGAAACTGCAACATTACGGTCGGAGATCATCTAAACATCGGCGTGGATGACGGACGAGTTATTATCTATGCAGGAGAGAATACACACATCATCACCGGAGGCGATACTAAGATCGGAACACAGGGCAACACAACAATCACTTCGGGAACTGGCTCCAGAATGCATATGGATGGATCCAATATTTTCCTGAACGCAGATGGAGTCATTCGGTTGGACGCAAGTGCGATCCACCTGAATGGATAATATAATGGCTAAGTCTCCTACCAACAAAGTCAAAGGAAAACTCCAAGTCCTAACCACTGATGGAACGGGACTTGCAAAAGTTCGCAGA